GGGAAGGGGGGGGGGGATTTGAGCCATGCAACTATTCAGAGGATATGTCCCGACAAAAGACAAACAGTGTCTTGAAAAGTTCAAGGGAAGAAAACGGTTAAACACCCTTGAAGAAGTTCAAGACCTTGACGAATACGCCGCTATTCTTGGGGATGAAACAATCCTGATTGATGTGGATAATGCGGAAACCAGTGAACTTCTATTCCATATTGTTCAGGACTTGGGCTTGAAATGCCGGGTATATGCGACCACACGGGGCAAACACTTCTATTTCCGAAACCCTGAAGGGTATGTGGAAAAAAGCTGGACAAAACAGACCTTGGCCCTTGGTATTGAAACAGATTCCAAGGTTGGGCGGAACAACAGCTATGCCATTATGCGCTTCAATGGGGTTGATCGGGAAATCATTCAGGATTGCCCGGAAGATGAAATTCAAGACCTTCCCAAGTGGTTGACCCCGGTAAAAACCAACATGAAGTTCTTGGATATGAGAGCCGGAGACGGGCGGAACCAAGCCCTGTTCAACTACATTCTAACCCTTCAAAGCGAGGACTTCACCAAGGAAGAAGCCCGTGAAACTATCCGCATGATCAACCGGTATGTGCTGGAAGATCCTCTTTCTGACCGGGAACTTGAAACAATCCTTCGGGATGATGCCTTCAAAAAGCCTATCTTCTTCAAGGATAAAACATTTCTGTTTGATAAGTTTGCGGTTTACCTGAAGAATAACAACCATATTGTGAAAATCAATAACCAGCTTCACATTTACCGGGATGGCATTTATGTTCCGGGCGCTATGGAAATTGAAGCGCAAATGATCAAGCATATCCCAAACCTAAAACGGGCGCACCGGTCAGAGGTTTTAGCTTATCTGGAAGTAATGTTTCAGACCGAGGGAGAAACCAGAGCCACCAACCCTAATATCATTGCCTTCAGCAATGGCCTTTACAATATCCGGGATGGTTCTTTCATGGACTTTACCCCGGAAATTGTGATTACCAATAAAATTCCGTGGCCCTACAACCCCGCCGCCCACAATGACCTTTTGGACTATACATTAAACCGGCTGGCTTGCAATGATCCTGAAGTCCGGGCTTTGCTGGAAGAAATGGTTGGGTATTGTCTTTACCGGCGCAATGAACTTGGCAAAGCCTTCATTCTGATTGGCGATAAGAGCAACGGCAAATCCACCTTCCTTCATGTGGTCAAAAATATGTTGGGAGATAAGAATATTGCTTCTCTTGACCTGAAAGAACTTGGGGACAGGTTCAAAACCGCTGAACTGTTCGGAAAACTGGCGAACATTGGTGATGATATTGGGGATGAATTTATTGCCAATGCGTCTGTATTCCGCAAACTGGTAACAGGCGAACGGGTGAATGTGGAGCGGAAGGGCCAAGATCCCTTTGAATTCAATAATTATTCCAAGTTCCTGTTTAGTGCTAATGTGATCCCCCGCATGAAGGATAAGACCGGAGCCGTTCAAAGACGCTTGGTGATTGTTCCCTTTGATGCCAAGTTTACCCCCAATGATGCAGATTTCCGCCCATTCATTAAAGATGAACTGTGTGAACAAAGTTCAATGGAATATCTGATCCAGTTGGGCTTGAATGCCCTGAAGCGTGTTCTGATGAATGCACAATTCACCACTTCCAGCCGGGTTCAGGGACAGCTTGACGAATACGAGCAAAACAACAACCCCATCATTGGTTTTATTCAGGAAATCGGGCTGGATGGAATTGAAAATGAACTGACAAAAACGGTTTACCGGAAGTACAAAGAATACTGTATTGCAAATAATTTTCAGGCACTTTCCAACATTGAGTTTTCCCGCCAAATCACCAAACGCTGTGGATTCATGGTGGTTGATAAGTGGATCAGCCGCCTTGGAAAATGCCGGGTTTTTGTATCGGAAAAAGGTGGTGATTCCTGATGGCCGCTTCAAAGAAAGTGTTCACCACCCTTGGGAGTTCAAACCATGTGCCTGAAGAACGGGAAGCCTTTGACTACTACGCCACCGATCCAAAAGCCGTGGAAATGCTGTTGGAACTGGAACAGTTTTCCCCAGTGATTTGGGAACCGGCTTGCGGTGAAGGTCATATTTCCAAGGTTCTTCAGGCTCACGGTTATGAAGTGATCAGCACCGATCTTGTTTACCGGGGCTTTGGTGATCCTGAACCGCTGGACTTTCTAAAGGAAACCTTGGAAGGGTTTGAAGGCGATATTATCACCAATCCCCCATATTCAGCGGGGCTTGAATTTGTTCAAAGAGCGCTTGAAAGCGTTCGCCCCGGTGGAAAAGTGGCAATGTTCCTGAAGGTTCAGTTCTTGGAGGGGCAAAAGCGGGGGGCCTTTTTCAAAGACACCCCCCCCCGAACCGTCTACATATCCCGTTCCCGGTTGGCTTGCTATAAGAACGGGGATATGAGCGCCAAGCCTGAAAGCGCCATTGCCTATGCGTGGTATGTATGGGAAAAAGGGTTTACCGGTGATCCGGTGATTAAGTGGTTCAACTGAAAGGATGGTGAAGCATGAACCATCAATATTCCAGATTCAAGAAGAAAAATATCCCCTATGCCAAAGTGGGGCGGCGAGTGTTTATCAACTTATTCAATGCAGAAACCTTTTGTTCAAAACATGGGCTTGATATGGATTCCGCCATTGAATATGGTGAAAACACTGAACTGAAGCGGAAGGTTGAAGAAATCGCTAAATACCAGAAGCCGATTCTTCGGGAAGTCATTGAGCGGCTGGAAAATCGGTGTGCCGTTCTACACGAGGAAATAAAAAGACTTTCAGATTCCTTGGAGAATTGCCACCCGCTGGATCGGGGGTTTCTTGAAGATCAGCTTAACAAGGCGATTTCTAAAAACGATGGCACCCATGAAGCAAGGGAAATAGTGTGGGACCTGTTAGAAGAATTAGAAAGGTTGACTGGATGGCATGATTAAAGACAGTGGAGAGCGCACCCAGTTTGATACTGGGGCGGTTCGGGATATGCACACCGGCAAAGGCCGCATGGATTTATTACCGTGGGAAGCCCTTGTGGAAGTTTCCAAGCATTGTGAAGAAGGGGCGCTGAAGTACGGGGAACGCAACTGTGAAAAAGGCATTCCCATTCACAGCCTGATTGATTCAGCCTTCCGTCACCTTGCCAAGTACATGATGGGCATGAAGGATGAACCCCACCTTCGGGCGGCTTGCTGGAATTGCTTATTCGCCTTGTATATGGAAATCAAACACCCTGAACTTCAGGACATACCAACCAGAATGGAGGAACCGCATGAACAGAACTGAACGGCGGAGAGCCAAGAAAGCGGGGTTCCCGGTTAAAAAAGAACCCGTGGTGAATATCAAAGCGGCGGATGTTGAGAAGATCAAACAGGACGCTTCCAAGGATGCGGCCAACAAAGCCTTCCTTCTGATGTTGGGATTGCCGGTGATGATCCTTCATGATAAGTTTGGTTTCGGCCCGGTTCGGTGTGAACGGTTCACGGATGCTGTTCTTGAACTGTATGATAGCTTTGAAAAAGGTTATGTGTCCCTTGAAGATATTCACAAAACCCTGAAGGAAGAAACCGGTATCACTATTGTTTCAGATGGGAGGTTGAAGGATCGTGGGAACTAAACCTTGGCAGAATAAAGAAGGGTATGCTGACCCTACGGCTTATGAAGGACTGAAGCCTATCATTCGGGAAGAAGATGAACAGCAAAAGCGCCTGAACACTCTGATCTTTGTTCTGAAGTACATTATCCGTTTGGCCGGGTTTGAACTTCTGAACCGGGTTGAACTGAAGGACAAAAAGACCGGGAAGGAGTTCAAATAATGGATAGAATTGATGAATTTGTTGCTGAATTAGAAGCATTAGAGAAAAAGTATGGGCTTTATATTTGGGCTTGCGGCTGTTGCAATTTCCCGCATTTAATGGACAGTCAGACTAACGAAACTGTGGCAGAATCATTGGAGTTTCTGAATGGCAAGTATGAATTTGACCGTTGTTAATGCTTCAACAGAATAAAGTGGTTTGTACTACATTTTGGTACAAACCACTATTTGAAAATTAACTTTCAAGAAAACGCCCCTGCCAAAACACTTCAGCGGTTGTGGTTGGAATGGTGAATGGATGTTGAAGGGGCGGAAACCCTTGATATACCTTGCTTTTCGGGAAAATCCTTCAACATTCAAGATCATTCATATATTCATTTCAAATAAAAGAAAAAAATATATAGTAAGAAAAAAGCTATATAGTGAAGAATGCGCTTTTGATCTTGAATGTTGAAGGAAATCCCAGAAACCCTGATGCTGTGAGCCTTTGACCCCCTTCAACATGATCTGAAAGGATGTGTGATACATAGTGACTGAAAAAGAACTTTGCCAAAGGGCCAAGGATTACTTTTCCCAAATTCGGAAAACTGATCGCTTGATCCAGCGGTTGACAGATACAGTGAACACCTTGCGTTCCAGCTTGACCAGCCAAAACTATGATCTGAAGCCCGACAAGGTGCAGACTTCCGGTGCAAAAGATACTTTAGGT